TACGCGATTGATTGCGAATTGACCGATAAAAACCTGCCCAAACTCATCAAATCTCAGTTTATCGCGCCGCTCAGCAGCCGCACGCGGGCGCTCAACGAGGCCGAGCTGGGCGCATTCTTGCGCGGGCTCGATAAAGCCCGGTTGCGGCCCGAGTTGAAAATCGCTTTCAGATTGATTCTGTTGACGTTGACGCGAAAAAGCGAGTTGAGATTGGCACGCTGGGAAGAGTTCGATTTAGATCGCGCCGAATGGGCGCTGCCGCAAGCGCACAGCAAAATGGAAACACCGCTCGTGATTCCACTATCACGCCAGGCGGTTGAGTTGCTGAAACAGATTCGGCCGGCAGATCCGCGCTGCGGTTGCGTGTTTCCGATGATTGGCGCGACGCATACGCCGATGGCACCCAGCACGCTCAACCGGGCACTTAAACGAATACCCGTGAAGATTGAACACTTTACGATTCACGATCTAAGGCGATCAGCGGCGACGATTCTGGCTGAAAAGGAATTCAATGCTGACTGGATCGAGAAATCTCTCAATCACAAGTTGCAAGGTGTGCGCGGTGTTTACAACCGTGCTCAGTACGCGCCACAACGTCAATCAATGTTGCAAGCCTGGGCGGATTGCTTGGACGAGCTGCAAAGACGAACAGATTAGCCCAAAGACGAAAGACGCAGGTATCAAAGAGGTAGAAGGCGGTTGCGGGTCGGGTGCAGCTTGCGGGCTGTAAGGCGGAGGGACTGGATGAGGTTAAATATCCACGCACCGAATGCCGTTCCCATTGACCATATTCCCACACGGGCCAACCGCCTGTTACATAGGAGGATCACAATCTAACCTATTGATGAGATGTTAGTTACACAAAGATGGTCAATCAGCGCCACGCCTCGCGGGTCCTTCCCCGTATTGGGCGTTTGGGGGTGACGCGCCACCGCGTGTGTGCCCTAGCGCCAGCCTGCAAATGTACGAGTTCCGGTTCCGCACTTATGCCCAAAGCCCAGGCCGAGAAAAGTTACAGCGCATTGACGGTGGTAGACGTTGCGGAGCTGCTCGGGGTCTCAGATCGAGGCGTCCGTAAGTGGATTAAAGAGAAAGGTTTACCGGCAAAGAGCGACCCGCGCGGATTCGCCCTCGATTGGCCGCTCGTCCTGCAGTGGTATGTGGACTACCGGATAGCCGAAAACCCCGGAACTGGCGGAACAAAACGGGGCGAAAATGGCATTGAAGAGCCCCTTGAAACCTTCGATGAAGCCATGGCGCGCAAGACTCGCGCCGAAGCTGACCTGAAAGAGCTGCAACTGGCCCGCGAACGGGGTGAGGTGGCGGCCATCGCCGACGTCGAGCGCGTTCTGGCCGGCGCTAACAAGTCTATCCAAACCCTGATCCTGGCCCTGCCTTCTAGCCTTACGCCTCAACTCATCGGGCTGGGGGATCGTATCAAGGTTTTCGAGGTGATTGATCGCGCCGTGCGCGCCACCCTTGGCAACCTGGCCTCCATCGACGCCGTGCGGCAGGCCCGCACCGCGGCGGGGGATGAAGACGAATGACACCTTACTACCAGCACGGTGGCATCACTATCTATCACGGCGATTGCCGCGAATTCCTTGTGGGGGGGGGTCTCGTGGCTGATCTCCTTCTCACCGACCCGCCTTACGGGATCGGCGTAAGCCGGCGAACCTTTGGCGCTGGCCGCATCAAGGGCGGCGGTTTTCTTAATGCCCACGGCGCAAACTATCAGCCGCAGGACTTTCCCGAGTCCGATTGGGACGACGCCCCGGCACCGGCCGAGCTGATCGATCTGTGCCGGGCCGCTACGCGCGATCAGGTAATCTGGGGCGGAAACTACTTCCCCCTTCCGCCCTCGATGCGCTGGCTGGTGTGGGACAAGAAAAACGACGCAACCGATTTTGCCGATGTTGAGCTGGCCTGGACGAATCAAGAAAAGGCCGCCCGCATCTTCCGCTGGCGCTGGAACGGGATGTTACAGGAGCACTCGGGCCGCCTCAAGGAAAAGCGTCTTCACCCAACCATGAAGCCACTCGCCTTGATGAGTTGGTGCATTGGCCTGTTTCCCGATGCGCGATCCGTGCTTGATCCATTTATGGGATCAGGCACCACGCTTGAGGCCGCAAAGCTCCTCGGCCGCACAGCTATCGGCATCGAGCGCGAGGAGCGTTACTGTGAGGTTGCCGCAGAGCGCCTGGCGCAGGAAGTGCTGGTCGTATGACTCACCCCGACGCCCCGCGGCGCGCCCCTTACGTCACCTCGCCCGAGGGCATGGCCGCCCTCGACGCATCGTTCACTCGCTCTTTCAAGCTCTACCGGCCGCCCGATCCGCTCACTCTCTCACAGTGGGCCGATAAGTACGCATACATTCCAAAAGAGGCCGGCGCGTTCCCCGGCAAGTTTCAAACCTCGTTTGCCGAATACCAGCGTGGCATCATGGACTCGATCACCGATCCGGAGATCGAAACTGTAATCCTGATGATGTGTGCGCAATCAGGTAAAACGCAGATACAGCTCAATGCGGTCGGCTATTACAGCCATTGGGAGCCGGCACCGATCCTGTTTGTGCAAACCAGTTTGAGCGAGGCTGAAAAGTTTTCAAAGAATCGCGTCGCAAAAATGATCCGCGATACACCTGTGCTCAAAAAGCTGTTTCCGTCGCCGCGATCCCGCGACTCAGGAAACACCCTGCTTAACAAAGAATTTCTCGGTGGCGTGCTTATCCTGGCCGGCTCCAATGCGCCCGCGGGCCTCAGCTCAATGCCGATCCGCGTGGTGTTGCAAGACGAGGTGGACCGCTGGGAAGAATCCGCCGGCACCGAGGGCGACCCAGGCGATCTTGCCGACAAGCGTACCCAGACATTCTGGAACCGCAAAAAGATCAAAGCCTCAACGCCGGCAATCAAAAACCTCTCCCGCATCGAAAAGGCGTACGATTCGAGCGATAAGAGCCGCTATTATGTGCCGTGCCCGCACTGCGGCGAGATGCAGGTGCTGGAGTGGCGGCGTCTGCGCTACGTTACCGAGCCGGTTGGCCCGCAAAATCGCCCGCGCGTCACCGATTTTTGGTATGAGTGCTCCGGGCCTAAACAATGCATTATCCACGAGGCCGACAAATTTGAGATGATCCGCCGCGGCGAGTGGCGCGCCACCGCCGAGAGCCACGACGGCAAGACGGCCGGCTTTCAGCTCAACGCCCTCAACTCGCCCGTCGTCGATTGGCTCAAACTCATTCACGAATGGCTTGAGGCCAAGGGCTCGCTTGAGCGCATGAAGGTGTTTGTCAACACCAACCTGGCAGAGACATGGGAGATTCGCGGCACTGGCGCGGATATGTCCGACCTTGAAAAGCGTAAAGAGCATTTCAGGGATCTGCTGCCTGCGGGCGTGCTCTATCTCACCGCCGGCGTCGACACCCAGGACAATCGCCTAGAGTGCTCGGTGATCGGGTGGGGCCTCGATGATGAGCGCTGGGTGATCGATCACCAGATATTTCACGGCGACCCGTCGCTACCTGACACCGATCCGGCCTCACCATGGGCCGCGTTGCGTATTTATCTTTGCGAAGAATGGGAGCACACCTGCGGGCTTACCATGCGGGTGCGCTGCGCCCTGGTTGACTCGGGCGGCCACCACACCGAACGGGTGTACGAATTCACGCGGAAACATGAATTACGCCGCTGGCACGCAATTGTGGGCCGCGGCGGCATCGGCCGGCCGCTCATCTCATCCGAGCACAAAGTTGGCCCCTATGAAACCAAGCTCTTCACGGTGGGTGTTGACACCGCCAAAGAGGATATTTTTACCTCGTTCCGCGTCAAGGAGTCCGGGCCAGGGTATTGCCATTTCAGCGATACCCTCATGCCCGAATACTTCCAGCAGGTGACGGCTGAAAAGCTGGTCACCCGCAAAAAAGACTTTCACACCATCATGGAATGGGTAAAGGTAGGTGAGCGCAACGAGGCGCTCGATTGTTTCGTCTATGCCCGCGCGGCGGTGGCCATCCGCCGGCCAAACTTCCGCAAGATTTACCGCGAAATGTTCCGCCAATCCGAGGCCCTGCGCAAGCAGCGTGAAGCCGCAGGCACCCCCGCGCCCACGCCGGCCGAGGAAACCATCGGCCCGGCCGCGCCGCCGTTGCCGCCGCCGCCCAAACCCCCAGCGCTCCCTGCGTCCACAGCGCCGCGCCGCCGCCGGCCGAACATCGCCGCACAGCTCAGAAACCGCCTCCGCTAAAAAATTTCAACTTTTTTGAAAATACCCGTTGACTCGTTTATGTTTGTATCGTACGATACAAAATGAAAGGGGAAAGAAGATGAGTTGCAAGACGATTGAATCGCGGAAAGTTGACAACACGGCTGAATCGTTTATCGAGAATATCCGGCAAATGATTCTTAATAACGGCATCGATCTCGATGTGGTCTACGTCGAGCAAGTTGGCACTGGCGCAACACCCGCCCGACTCTACTTGATCGAGCGTACCCTCACGGATGGATCGAAGGTGCACGACCTAACCATCGGTTTTGAGAACTGAGGCCGCCGTGAAAGATAAAATAACAGAACGCCAGTACATCGATTTTCAAACCGCCTTCGACTTTTTCAACACCAAACTATTCGCAGGCAACTTGCCCCAGGCGCTCATTACCTTACAGCGGCACTCGAAGGCCCGCGGTTACTTTGCCCCGGAGCGGTTCCACGGCCGCGCCGAAAAAATCCGTATTCACGAAATCGCCCTTAACCCGGATGCGTTCTGCGATGTAACCGATGAGCGCATTCTCTCAACCATGGCGCACGAGATGGCGCACTTATGGCAACAGGTGCACGGCCGCGCACCGCGACGTTGCTATCATGATCGGGAATGGGCGGCGAAGATGAAAGAGATTGGCCTGCAGCCAACTACCACCGGCGGCCCCGATGGTAAAGAGACGGGCCAGAATGTAACTCACTTCGTAATCAAAGGCGGCCCTTATGCCCGCGCGTATGCTGAGCTTGCTAAAAAGGGTCTCAAGCTGCGCTGGGAATCGCCCGCGCCCATGGCCGCAGAGGCAAAAGCAAAGAGCGAGAGCAAAACAAAGTTTACTTGTCCCTCGTGCGAACAGAACGCCTGGGCAAAGCCCGACGCCGTTCTAATCTGCGGCGTCTGTTACGAAGACGACCCTGACGATCCGCAAACTATGCTTGCCGCCGCTTAATCGGCCTAGATTCGCGCTAAATTCGCATTCCTGCCCATAGTCAAGCTATGGGCAGTCTTGCGAATCCCGTTACGCCAATCCCGCAGTTTTCTGATTCCGATATACCGCTTGAGCCCACCCGGCTCCGCGCCGGCGATTCGTGGAATTGGCTGCGGCAATTCCCTAACTATCCCAGCGCCCTTTACACCCTCTCTTACATCCTCAACAGCGCCGGCAATCGCTTCGTGTTTCCATCCGCCGCCATCACCCCGGATGGTGATGGCGAGGGCTTTGTTATTCAGGTGACCGCAGCGCAAAGCACCGCCTGCCCGGCCGATATTTACGATTTTGTCGCCGTGCTTTCAGGCATTGCGGAAACCACCGCGGCCGGCCAGCAGATAACGCTGGTGCTGCAATCGGTTGCCGTCGATCCCAACCTTGCCACCGCCGGCGCGCCCGTCGATACGCGCAGTTTTGTCAAGCGCACCCTCGACATGATCGAGGCCGCCATATCAGGGAACACGCGCCCCGACGTGCAGGAATACATGATTAACGGCCGGCAGATTCGCAAGCTCAGCCCGCTCGATCTCGAGAAA